GGTCAGACTGCTACGATGTCAACGAGCAGTTTGGGTAGATGCATTTCCAGCATTTTTGCGTCTTCAACAGCGTTGGCGACGATGGTGGCGATGGATTCAGCATCCAAAAACACTCTTTGCTCGTGAAGCTGGGCTACTTACTGCTCAACAGATGGAGCGGAAGCCACTTCGGAATGGTCATCTACGAGTAGGCACACAGGGTCCTTCTTCTTTCTCGGTGTCCCCTGAACCACAAACTTTCCTTGACGAGCAAGTTCTACATCTGCCCAGAAGGCATCAATCGCAGGTTTCGTTGTTTCCCACCAGGTCTTAGAACGAGGAACCGTTGTCAGAAACCACTGATTACACGTCCAGTAGGTTGTTTCTAGAACATGTTCCCCTTCAGCAAGGATAGGTTCATCTTGACCATTGAGAGGGCTATAGTGATAGCGAGTAGGAGTTCCTTCTTCATTTCCAATCGTAGTAATATATCCGGTATAGACTGGAGTTTCAGGATGCGTCGGTGCTTTTGAGTTATATTGGGAGTTGAATTTCACTTCAAGATAATCACACTCCTCTACATTACCTACTTCCATCTGAAGCTGCATTTGGTGATAGTAGTCATCAGGAATAGTATTTAGAATAGCTCGTGATACAGGTGCCTTGAATTCAACAAATCGCCCATAGCGATCAGGAGGTCCCTCCGTAACAAGTCCATCTGGACTCGCTGCTAGATGTGCTTCCGTTGCATGCTTCAGACGGCCAAGTTCTGAAACAACTGAATTGGTCAAGTGGCAGTAGATTTGATTTACAACAGGTTCAAACCGAATTCCCCACGTAAATGCATTAAGTTCTGCGGTAAGGACAACCGTTTTGCGACCACTTGTATCTACATTTGCTGTTGCCTTGTCCATTACAAGACGAGCCCGTGTTAGAGGTCCCTTGAAGATTGTTCCAATCTGACTCGCCGTGAGTAAATTGGCTGCTTCCATGTACCACTCGTGGGTTCGCTGTTCCACTTGAGGTCGTTCCAAAAGGTGCGCAACAAGGACTTTCCGTTGTTCAAGAGGCCAACTAGGAGCTGAATAGGAAGATGTTTTGGTCTCCTCAATAAGATGGACTTGAGCATCAAGAAGAATATCCAAAAGGTGCTTTCCTATGGTTTGCTCAGAGTCAGGAAGACAAGTTGACCACGTATCCCATATCGTTTGACATTCGTCTTTCCACATATCAACGCTCACACCATCCACACTAGGTAAAGGATGATGCGAGAGAAACTCCACAACGTTCATGAGCATACACTTGAATGCACTGAATTGAATTTCCATGCTTCAATTTTGTGGGGTGGGCTCCTTAGAAGAAGCTTGTGTCGTTTGCTTAGGCTCAGATTTGCGACGCATCGTTCCTGTTTTACGTTCACTGAACTGAAACTGGACAGTTCCATCAGCTGCCTTATGAAAGCTAAATCCCTTGATTTCAAGGATTTTCTGCTGGTCTGGGTCATAGGTTACAGTCGATTTGCTATTCAGTTGTTTCTTATCTAATGCCTTCATCAGTGTATCAAACAGTCGTTGTTGCTCCTCAGCAGTAAAATGAAATCGCTCTGACTCTTCTGCCGCAAAGAGACGAATACGATTTTTACGAATACCAGCCTCCAACTTATGCCAAGGACGAGTATAGGCAGTATCCGCATTTGTCGTCAGAAAATTCATAAATTGCTCAGCACGATCATTCAGCAATCCAGCAAATTCTCCACTAGCATCTGTTGGTCTCTTGCGTGTCTTGGCAAGAAAGTTCATATGATCCTACAATACTAGTGCGTAGATTCTTTAGCCCGAGAGAATGGTATTAAAGAGTGTCTGTAGATATAGTGGTTGCTTTCCTTGAAATAGGGCTTTTGTACTCGCCACTGCTCCTAATCCAAGACATTCTGTAGTTGTTCCTTTGTGGCATGTAATCCAAAACGTTTTCCACGCAAGGACATCCTTGTCCTTTGGATCACAGTCTTTCCATTGAGTGTATTCAGCAAGAGGCGTCTCTTTCGCATCAATTTCAATATAGACTCGCTTATAGGATTTTGTTGTCTCAAGCCGAGCAGATTTCACCACCATATCTTGCTCTTTTAGAAAGTCAGTGTAAAATCCAACAGGATCCTTGTGAGAAGTGTGTTCTACAATTCCATGTTCACCACCAACGAGAAACAAATGGATCACATGAATATCTAAATCTCCTAAAAGTCCAGTACATTGTTTTGGTGTTTCTTTTGCATAAACAATATATTGTATTGCGTTGCTCATTACGCTTACTCCTGACCAGAAAAGATGGTCCTGAGTTTAGATAGTGTGAAATGGAACACATTCAAATCGCAAGTGGACCTCCGCTTGTCTTACCACAATTCAGTCTCCGTAGTCGGCGTGAACAGCCAGTTAGAGATGTATTTAACGCCCGACAATTTGAGTATTGGCAAACAGACGCTCCAGGACCGAGCCAGAATTTCCCAGATATTCAGCGCCAGGCGCCTCAAATGGATATGAATCCTATCAATACACGGACAGTAACGAAAGACTATCGTCAGAGTCAACCGTATGTGGTTAATGGCCAGCAATCATTGGCAAATCCGTATTTCCAAAAGTTTGATGTGACACGCGACCCACGTAACGTAGCTCGTGAATTACAGTCTGCCGTGTATGAATACAATCCTCCTCGCGACCAAGAAGTGAGCAATCGGTTGCTGAGTCGCAACTTTGACTCTCGCTATGTCCCTGAGGCTGAAGTAAAGGCAACCTATGAAAAGGCAGTGGATGTTTTAGCGGCTATGCGGCCGAAGCTAAATGACATGAAGGCAGTATTTCGTTGAAATACTGCCCTGAGTA